ATGCTGCTGCGGCAATGATACCAAATGCGTAACCGCGATGAGATTCTAATGAACGCAAGCGTTTTTCGAAGTCAGCAAATTTACTGCCAAAGTCTTTTTGATTTTCTAACACAAGATCAAGTTTTCCGGAAAGTATTCCAAGTGTTCGCTGAATGTCATCTTGCTCCATCATAAGATTAGTTTTCTATAAAGTGAGAACTCGTAAGTTTGGTTTCTGCACTGCACCATTTCAGCCACTCTTTAGCAACCGAATCAGAATCATTCCACCATGCACGAAGGTTCATGCTTTTCCAGTATGAATCCCAAACCCAAAGTCGATTTTGATTTGTTGGGTAAAGGTAGCATGACAACGCATGGCTAAACTTAGGAGTATTTACTATAAGAACTTTTGCTTGAATCCCACTTTGCTTCAATGCTTGCGTCATAGCAATTGCTTCTGGCAAACAAGCATTTTTATACTTACCAACAAATTGCGGTTGATCTACTGGGGGAGTAGATGTGCAGCTTGTCAGTAAGATGACAAATATGGAAACAAGGAATTTCATTCTTCAACCCAAGTGTAAATTCCATTCACAACTTTAAGTGCAAATGTTCCTTGGTCGCTTGGTGGTGTAGGCATACGCTCGGCGACGAGGATGGGAGCCTCGTCAACACGAACGTAAATTTTGCCGTCCGTCACGTTAATCGCAATTTCGCGTTCGATCCATTGAGCAGTTGATGGTTTAGCACCGGGGATTAAACTTTGCAATGGGAGGATGCGTGATGGGATTTCAGTTTCGGACGGCATTTGATTTTAGATTTTAAATTTCTTCCAAAGAAACTGGAAAAAGAGCAGAAGCTTCTTCCATTGAAATAACTTCTACTTGAGCAAAAAGATCGTTATCAAGAAGACCAAAGCCTTGCGAATAAAAACCACCAGCTTTAATTTCAGTAATAAGATCAGCGCATAGCATGAATTTTCCATCTGTAAGTTCTACAGGAGAAGCTTTATGTTGGCTGTTGAATGTTTCTTGAGTAGCTTCTAAAATTTCTTTTAGAGAAGAATTGAATACCAATGCAAGATTTTTTAGTTCTTCGTATGATTTGTTTTGAATAATAAGTTCTTGTAAATTCATAAAATTAAATTGCTTCGTTGATTGCTGTCATGAGAGCAGAAACTCTTGTGTCGAGCTTGGCAAGGTCTAGAGATTCCCCTATCGAGTAGAACGATAGGCGAGCGTCTGAATAGTTTGGACCAGAGAATTTGAACAACTGTATGTTACCGCTGCTAGGAGTGTCTGACGATTGTGTTAAAGTCGTGCTAACTCCAGAAATTCTACTTCCGTAGTTGGCAGAGTTTGAGCGACTCATGCCCATGAACCCAGTTGCGTTTCCTGACGCTACAGCTTGAGCTGCAAAATTTCTAGACCGTAAAAAAATATTCGCCGGATTAGCGCCTGATCGTCCAAAATTGCTAAAGTTATCTCCAGCAGTGGGACTAATTGGTCCTGCTCCTATGTATAAGCCTGCCAAACCAGAGCTTTGTGGCGATGCGACACGAACTGATAAATGTTGGTTATTTTGCGGATCTGCATTGTTATTTCTATTGGAATTTAAATATTTTGTAGAACCGTTTCCAACCAACCCTGTTTTACGGTTGTAATCAGCAGTTACAAAGTTAAAATTGGTAGGAGCTGTTCCAACTAAAGGAACTAAAGCTCCGTTTAATGTTCTGGCACCAGCAAGAATACAAGAAGCTTTGATAGCAGTCCAAATGCCATCGGCTTTGCATCCAACGATAAAGTTGTTATAAGCGGTCCTGATAGAAGCTTCCAAAGCTTGTCCATCCGCAGCTTCTACAGCAGCAATATAAGCAGAAGCAGTAGAGTCATAAAGCGGTGGTTGATAAAAACCTATTTTGCCTTCAATTTTAGTTTTCCCAAAAATTTTAATGTGTCCCATAAATTGTAAAATAGATTGCCAAAATAACCCTGCCGCTACGCATTGTAACGGCAGGGTGTTATTTAGTTTAGTTCAGATTAGAACGTGCCACCACCGAGGATGAATCCAGTAAGTGTGCTTGTTCCAGAACCGATGATGTTTTGCGAAACAGTGACCGATCCAACAACGTCGAGCGCAGTGGAAGGAGCTTCAGTTCCGATACCAACATTACCAGCAGCACCAACATAGAGGGCAGTAGAACCCGATCCGCTGATCTCCATGCTGGAGGCTTGGAGGTTAACGCCGCTGATAGAACCACCAGTGATGTTTACATTGCTGGAGTTCTGGGTTGACATTGTGCCAAGACCAGCAATCGTTCCTTCAGCCGACGAAAGGCGGGTCTCATGGTTGTCGGTAACGTCGCGGACGCTCTGAACGTCGCTTGTGCGAGCAGAAACCTCGTTATCAATTGCAGTCTGGAGCGAGGCTACGGCAGCTTCACGTGCGGAAACTTCGTCAGCAATATCACTAGCAATCTCCGAAGCGAGGTCGCTGATCGCGGTTTGGCGAGCGGAAACTTCGTTGTCGATAGCAGTTTGCAGAGCGGCTTCAGCAGCAAGAGCGCGGGTCTCTTCAGCAGCAACAGCAGTGGCCGAGCTTGCAGTCAGGTTGGTGATTGCGTCCGTGAGGGAACCATCAGCCGACTGAAATGCAGACACAACCTCCGTGAGCGAGTCAAGGGCGGCAGGGTCGATGTTGCTCAGAACCGAATCAACACGGCTATTAACAGCCGAGATAGCGGATTCACGGGCAGTGGTCTCAGCAGAGATCGCAGCAGCGCGAGCAGTTGCTTCGGCAGAAACAGCGGCAGCACGTGCGGTTTGTTCCGCAGAGATAGCAGCTTCACGAGCCGATGTTTCGCTAGCGATGTCGTCAGCAAGACCGGATTCAGCAGCTTCGGCGCGGGTTTGTTCTGCGCTAACAGCAGCAATACGAGCAGTTACTTCAGCAGCAAGGTCGCTCTCAAGTTCAGCCTCCGCAGCTTCAGCGCGGCTAACTTCACTAGCAAGATCAGTCTCCAAAGTGCTAACACGGCCAGTCAAGGTCGTAGCAGCATTTTCAATTGCGATAATGTCTGTCTCAGCTTCACTAACACGACCTTCGACAATACCAGCGGCAGTCTCAATAGCGGTGCTACGAGTGTCGTTGGTGTTGGCGCGGCTTACGAGATTGCTGACATCGCCAGTCAGGATGTTATCAGCGGCGATACGAGCGGCCTCTTCGTCGGAGATATCCGAAGCGAGGGCGGCTTCTGCGGCTTCAGCACGGGTTTGCTCTGCACCAATGGCCGATGTGGCCGATGTGCCAAGAGCGGTGATAGCACCATTGAGGTCGCTATCCGCACCTTGGAAAGCGGTGACGATTTCCGAGAGGGAGTCAAGAGCCGCTGCATCCGTGTTGGACACAATAGCGTCAACTCGGCTCGAAAGCTCGCTCACCGCAGTTTGACGTGCAGTAACCTCTGCGTCGAGGGCGGATTGAACTCCACCACTCAGAGACTCAGCGTAGCTACGGGTCGAGAAGTGACCTTCACCAGCGATTGGGACGATGGCGGTAGCATTACCTGCTCCGTCATTGCCAGTTCCGATGTAGAGGATTTGGTCGTTTTCGTTGTGAGCCAACTCTGCTGTGAGAGCGGATTGCGGTGCGCCTGCTCCTGCTGGATCACCCTGAAGACGATGACGATTGCTGAAGCGTGTGAGGTTGATGTCGTTGTTTGGCATAATTAATTTATGTTGTTTAGTTTAGTTTTTGTGTTTTTGTTTTTCTTGTTGAGTTTTTCAACAATGAAAGTGTTAATACGATCCAGCTTCTTCAATGTCAATGATAATTTCGACTGGATCATTTAAAATATCTGGATGTAGTGGAAGTGTTGAAAAATCAACTTCGCTTTCCAATTTTACAATAGTTCCTTGGGGTGGTTGCCATGTTTCTGTATTGCCGTCCCAAAGAATAGTATTTTCCAACCATCCTCCATCTGCGTTTAAAATTACATATCGTTCGATCATATTAAAAATAGGTTGTAATAATTGCCATTCCTGCGCCACCAACGCCACCAGCACCAGAAGTTGCACCAGTTTCAGTTGCCCCTCCTCCGCCGCCACCACTTGCGGGAAATCCACCTGCACCTCCATTCCCACCAGAAACAACAATTCCCGCTCCACCACCACCGCCACCTGATCCAACGGCAAAAAGACCAGTTGTTGCAGATGCGTTATTTCCCCCTGCGCCGCCGACACCCCCGCCAGCTATACCACCCGATGTGCCGTTTAAATTTAATACATTTGATCGGCCTCCTGTGCCGCCTGAAAAAAAGTTACCAGCTAGATTGCCAACTCCGCCTCCGCCAGCACCGCCAGCACCACCATATTGAGTAAGCGTCGCAGCAGAAATTGGCGACCCCTCACCTCCATTAGACGCTGCTCCTCCACTCCCGCCGTTATTTGCTTGTAAAAGTCCAATACCTCCCACGCCTCCAAAAATCGAGCCGCCTGCACCCCCAGTCCCCCCTAAACAAATTAGCGAGTTAATTGTTGTATTCCCACCATTCCCACCATTCCCACCATTCCCAGTTATTGCAGTCCCTGTGCCGCCTGCTCCACCAGCACCTATAGTAACATTTTCAATATCATTTAAAACAATTGCTGGAATTGTTATATTTAAATAACCTCCTCCACCACCGCCGCCACCACCGCCTTTTGACACTCCCGCACTAGTATTTTTCCTGCCGCCGCCGCCGCCACCGCCAGCACCAAAAAGTTGGATGTTTACGGATTTAGCGTTTGTTGGTTTTGTCCAAGTTGAGCTTGATGTAAAAATTTGAACATCAGAAGATGCAGAAGTTAATGTTCCAGAAGCAAGCGTAAGATTGCCTGCAACACTCAACTCTTCTACTGATCCAGTTCCAGCAGTTGTTCTGCCAAGGATTCGATTGGTTGCTTGAGAAAGTTTGCTTACTTCGATAGCTGCGGTTGCAGACACATCAGCATTAACAATCGTGGATGCTGGAGACTGGAATACTCCATTAACTACTTTTGCAACGCCAGTTCCTGTGACAGATGGCATTGTGCTGTGAGTATGCGATGGGTAGTTCCCGCCAAAATGGAATGTGAGACGATTGTTGTTTTGATTCGCCCGTCCATACAAATAAACAAGGATTCGATCAGTTGCAAGAATCGTAGTTTGTGGCATGACTACTGATGCAACTTGCTGGTTAATTTCAGCAGGATCGTAAATATAAGTATCGTTTGATGTTCCAAGTAGCGTTGGAGCATTCACACCATCATATTTCAAAACTTCAACCTTGAAATAAATTTGGTTTGAAGAATTTGTAGTCGTTGATTCGACAAAGATATTGAAATCCCAAATGCCAGCAGGGATTGCAGTGGCAGATGGAACATTGAGATCAGTAACAAACGATGCGAGAAAATCGTAGCTTGCAGTAGAAAGAATTGGCGAAAGATAACTTGTAGCAGTTGTCTCTCCAACAAGTCCAAGTTCTTTGGTCGCATTTGGCGTTTGCGGAATATTTGTTACAGGAGCGTCTGCTGCTGTGTTGAAATTCAAATAATAAATTACACCACCACCACCAGACCCGCCAGAAGGAATAGTCCCCGGAACCCAACTCGTTCCATTGTATTGCAAGACTTGTCCATTGACTGGTGTTGCGTTGGAAACTGGAGTTCCCTGCAATCCATCTACGGTAGGATTGGGATATGTCCCAGTCAAATCGCCGCCAGCAGACCCAGTTGGAATACGAGCATCCGAAAGTCGAGCGTCATTTCCTTCTGCTGCCGTTCCTGCGGTTGTTCCATACTTTACCGAAAGAGTTCCGGTTGTGGTTATCGTTCCACCATTAAGTCCAGTTCCACCAGTTACGCTGGTTACTGTTCCTGATCCGCCGCCTCCACCACCAGTTTGAGCAGCTTGGTAGATTTCGTAAAGCTGACCATCAAGCGTCAAATCGGTAAAACATTCTTTAGAATTAATTGGCATAAATTTATTTGGTTAAAGCCATGCTTGCCAGATGTGATAAAGTTGATAGTCCAAAGTCATAGCATTAAAGCATTCTCTGGTTGGAATAACATATCCACTTGTTGCAGACAATGCTTCAAGGATACCATAAAGTTGGTTATCCACACTTGAATTGATGAAACATTCTCTTGTCATTTTATCGTTAACGATAATTAAGCAAGAGCCGCAGCAAGAGCTTCGTTAGTGAGATAGTATTGCTGGTCTTCAGTTTTTTGCACAAAGCAGTTTTGAGTAACTGGGGTGAGGCTACCAATGGTTGCGAGTCCAACATAAAATTGGTAAAGTTTGGCAGCATCAGTAGCTGAGTCATAGCAACCATAGGAGATTGGAGTAATGCCAGCGGCATCAGCAATTGTTTGAACGAACGGATAAGATTTATTGCGATAGTCGAGATCGGTGAAGCAAGCCATAAAATGAAAAGGGGTTAGGGTGAGGAAGTATTTACTTCCCCACCCAAGGTTGAGGTTTAGTAGTAGATACCAACAACGTAGGCGTTCACGTAGAGTGCGCCAACACGTCCAGCAGAGCTTGATGTAGGTGCAACATCAACGCCAGCATTTGCGTAGGTGAAGGTAGTTGCGTTAACAACAGTAACTTCAGCTTGCAGTTCATTGAACGTAGTGTCGGTCATGCTGGAAATCGTGATGACATCACCCGTGGCAAAACCATGAGCGGCGGCAGTAACGATAGTAGCAATGCCACTTTCGCGCTTGTAAGAATCCGTAGCTTGGCCAAGACCAACAGTGGATTTTACCAAGCGGAGTTTACGGGAACCAGTGATAGTGTAAGGATTAGCAACAAACGCAAGTGGATTGAAGCGGCCTTGGTTATCAAGAGCGTCCGTAATGGTGAGCGAAGCTGTCATATTTTCGCCGGAAGTTCCATTGTCAACGATCACAACTGGATCGGTGGCAGTGGTTCCGCGAGCATAGGCAGTTTCCAAAACAATGCTAGTTGGAAAGAACTTGGTCTCTTCGTCGTTAAGAACGAGAAGGTCAGCATCTCCAGTAGCGAGGAGGTTGATTGCGACAGGGCCAAACAGGTTGACGCGATCATAAGCGAGTGGTCGTGAATTAGACATATTTTGTATTTTATTTAAGGTTGTGGGGAGAGGCTTGAATAAGCCCCTCCCCTATTTAACTTAGGAAGGCACAACGATGTCACCCACACCAGCGCAACTATAACAGTCCTGATTGTTCTCAGGAACCAAATAGCTCTGAACTGGGCAGCAGGAACCGTAGAGGTTCTTGCTCTTAGGCAGGCGATGCAGGAACGAGTGCATGATGGTTGGATCTTTGACCTGTGCAGCGAGACGGAACTGAGCTTGATAGAAGCCCGTTTTGCGCCAGCGGTTGCACTCCCAATCTGGGTTCTTCCATTCCCAATCACCAGCGTAGTTCTGGGTCATTTGTTGGGCTTGGCCGTATCCAGTAGAGGATGGCATTGTCCATTTGCACATTGCTTTATTCACCATAGCAACCGAGATACCGAAGTCGGCATTACGGTAAGCGCGGTTAGGAACATAGGAGCATCCGTTTTCTTGGACGATCTTGATGTAACGAGGAACGCGAACGAGACGCGCCCATGTCGCAGGATCAGCTTCGTTGAACGGAGCGAGGCTTGCGTTGAAGGCAGTGTCAGCGTTGAAACGAGCGGCGTTGATGTCGTAACCGAAGGCGTAGTCGCCGATGATACGATTGATGCCGAGTTTCAGACGGGTAAGGCGTTCATCGAAGTCCGTGTTAGCATCCCAGTAACCATTGTTGCGCTTGGCTTGGAAGTAAAGCGCACGGCCAACTTGAGGATCGGGAATAACGATGTCGAGCAGAGGCTGACCAGTCGCGTCTTGGAGATCAAGGCGGAAAGCGTCATCTTCATCTTGGAGGTCAACGAGAGCGTCATCGAGCATATCAAGCGAGAGATAAGCGATCTTATTGAGGTCAGCGGGAGCCATCTTAACGCGAAGAGCGCAGAGGTCGTAGCCAGCTTCGTTGTTGAGCGTATGCTCTGGAACGAACCATGCTTGGTCATCGACCAAACCGCAGTAGGTTCCGTCATCAGTGGTGATGCCCATCCATTTGTGTCCAGAACCACCGATGTAGTTGCTGCGAAGGAACTCTTCGTGGACGTTCTTGGTGATACGGGCATTCGACTCCTCGAACTGGAGAATCTCTTCAGCGGGGAAGAGGCGATAGAGAAGGCTCTCAACGCAAATCCAGTCAGTGGTCATCTCTTTACGGAGAAGCTCGAAAGTGTAGCTCTCAGTGCCGGGACGCTGAATGACTTCGGGTTTGCTATCGCAAGAATCAGTCTCGCAGTAGGTGTCGGTGATCGTGCGGAAAGGAGCGCAAGGATCGTGGAATCCACGGCCAAAGCGGAATGCTTTCTGCTCGGTTGTGTGGTTAAGAGGCCATGCTTGCTCCTCGAAACGGGTGAAATATGCAGAGTTGGTGACGAGCTTCTTAACGTAGAGGTCGTTGAAATATTCGCGGCCCTCGCGGAAGAAACTGTCAATCTCGGCACAACTGTTGAAATATAGCTGATCTGATGCCATAATATTTATTTTGTTTGAGTTTGATTTTTGGTTTTGGTTTTAGTTTGGTTTACAAACGCAAAAGGCCCGAAAGCCCCAAGCGAATGCTTGTTGTTTTCGAGCCGGAGTTCAACCCTCGGTGTCTCTCGCGAGACCAGTCCGGAAACAGCTTTTGATGCGAGTGCTGATACTCGCCAGTCAGAGTGCGACTGAATCACTAATTTTATCGTAAACGATAATTTCGTATATCTCTTGCGCTGGACATTGCAATCACCTATTTACTATGTCAAGAGTTTTTTTTAAAAAAAATTGGGGGAGGTAGAACAGCGACAAACTACCTCCCCCATCTATGCCAGACTTTAGAATGTAAGGCTTATGCTGTTCGACCTTGCGGTGAGAACTTCGCAAGTTTAGCAGCCAGTCCTTCCGTGATGCTCATTCTTGGTTTCTGGGAATCCGATGCACTTGATGATGACGAGATGCGCGACGAACCTTTCAGTTGTGCGATGTAATCGTCTTTCTCTTTTACCATCTCTTGGTATGCCTTGAGTTGTGCTTGAATCTTCTGATAGGCGCGGCCTTGGTGGATCAGTCGGTTCATATCTTCAACTGATGCCTGCTCATTGGTCTGCTGTGTAGCTGCCAGAGCAATAGCCTCGTCGCGGGAGATGTCATACTTGATTCCCTTCTCCTTCATGTAGTCAGCAATCGTGTCTGGGATTTCAGTCGCCCGATCAATCTCTTGCTGAGTATTCTTGTAGCCTTCACGCCACTGGTTCAGATACTTGTTCCTGCCTTCTTGCTCTTTTTGTTTAGCGGTTTGAAGGATATTCTGCTTGGTTTCTTCAAAGTTGACAAGAGCTGAATGGTGGCTTTGAGTTGCTTTGATGAAGCTGTTGACTTGCTCTGCGAACTGATATTGCTTGAACTGCGAGAGCGAGTTCGTGATTTCTTCGAACGCTTGATCGCGGTCAGCTTCTGCCGCTCTACGGTCTTCTTCGGAGGCCGAATTGAAGATGGAGGCGTTTGCATTAACAGCACGGGAGAAAGTTGAAAGAAGCGTTGGATCATTCGATAGCAACTGCCTCGCAGTATCGTATGTGCTTTTGATAGGATCGAGGTAATTCTTTTTGAAATCTGGATTGCTTGTGATGTCGTGGAAATCGAGCTTACTACGCAACTCTTTGATTTGTTCTGATAGTTGTTGCTCAACTTCCAGCTTTTCTTGGTTGGCTTTGTTGAGTTGATCTTGGTAATGATTGGTTTCTGCCGTCGATTTTGACTCGGAGACCATTCGCTCAAGTTCTTGGATTTTGGTTTCAAACTTGGGAATTTCGTCTTTCTTGTATTTTTCCAACTCTTCTTTGAGCTTGCGGTTTTCTTCGATTTGTCGCTCAACAAAGCCTTTCTTTTTTCCTGTTCGGTCAGATGTGATTTCTGACTCACTAACTCCCATTGATTCTTCTGATTGTTCTTCTTCATTGTATTTTGCTATTCCAAGGTTAGGATCACCAACATTGGTAGCACTTGGCTTGCCTTCGTCGGATTGTTGTTTGCTGAACTTCTTTAGGAAGTCAGATGTATTACCTTTAATCGGGACTTGAGGTTTAGCCTTCAGTTCCTTGATTACTTCTGCTGTGTCGTTTGGGTCTGCCATAAATTAGATTTCGTCAAGGTCGGGATCAATCGTGATGTCCGCTGGTTCTTTATACTTTCCAGCAGCTTTTGTTTTTTTAAATGCTCCTTGCTCTTCTGTTCCAATAGCTTCAATAGTTTTGATTGCATGGATAAGCGTGGTTACTCCTTCTGGTGGGTTTACATTAAGTAGTAAATACGCCTGTAGTTTGTTCCAGTCTTCGTGTGAGGTTATTGCTGCACATAGGGATTTTACTTTGTCTGTTGTCATGTTTGTGTTGGTGTTTGCATTTCTTCCATCTCAACTTCTTCAGTTCCTTCTGGAGTCTCAACCTCTTCGGTTTCCATCTCCATTTCCTCTGGCTCCTCTTCTTCCATCTCTGGAGCTTCGCCCTGCATTGCTGCTTGCTTGGATTTCTCCTTCTGAATCTCGGCGCGAGCTTTAGCCTTCTGAAGCGCGAGTTGAGTGATGCCTTGCTCCTTACGCTGCTCGGTGCGTTGAGCATGACTGATAGAAGCTTTACCAATTGAGATGTCAGCGAGTTTCTTCTTGGTGTCGATTTCGATACCAGACTTGGCAGCGAGGTATTGAAGTTTGATGTCTTCCTCGGAGTTTGGTTGACCAGATTTCTGAGCTTCAGCTTCAGCCATTTGGACGTAAACTTGTTGAAGTTCGTCGGCCATTGCTTGTGCTTCATTCATTCCCTGCATGAATTGCTTCAAGAAGTCCTGCTTGGATTGGTCTTTACTGATATATTCAACGTGCGCCATGATGTGACCACCTTTGAATTTGACTGAGCGAACTGCCTTGGAAAGCTCTGCAAGCTCTGGTTGACCTTGCTGCACAGATTGCAGGTTCATCTGCAATTGCATCATCATATCCTGCAAGTGACCAACTGCGTGTTCGATATGTGGATCAGTTGGCAGCACAGGGAAGTTTTGCGGGTTAACGAACGCATCCGTCATGCCAGCATTCTCAAATCCGATTACGCGAGCAGTATCAGTAATCTTAGTTGGTTTGGTGTTCCGGTAGCGAGCTACGTTGTCTCTGCCAGAGAGTGCCGCGATTGCATCTTTAACTGCGTTCTCTTGTCCTTCGTTGGCTGGAGTAATTGCTGTAATCTGCAATAGCTTCTCTGCCGTGATGAGTTTGAATGACGGGCTACCAGCCCCGTTGATTAGGTTAGAGCGGATGCTTGTGATGTTTTTCCAAGCGGCGGCTTCTTTTGGAGTTCCGAGTTCTTCCAAAACTTCATAGAACTTCTTAACATATTCGTATCCATCATCGCTGGATTTAGCGTTTACGAAGCGTTTGTAGAGTTGTTTGAAGTAGAGAGTTTGGCACTCGTTGAATCGGCGAATCTGAGTTCCAGATAGTTTTGCAGACTCAGCGGCATCCAATTCTGCTTCGCCTTTGGTGCGTTGCTTGCCTCCAGCGGTAGGTGCGTTGATGCGATACTGCCCCATGCCGCGATACATATCTCCCATGAAGAACTGCATGAAGCTCATGCTTTCTGCTACTGGAAGTTGGAAGCGGTTCTGGATGAACTTTGCGCCATCTGGCATTACGCTAATTGGCAACCATTCCATTTGCTTCAACATTTTGGTTGCGTCTGGCCCTTGACCTTCGATCATCAACATGGAGTTTAAGCGCACGGCATCAACCAATGAGTTCATGGTGAAGTCATACTGACGACAAGCGACGAATGCTGATTCCGCTTGGCTCTTAATGTCTTGGAAGAGTCCGCTTCCAACCGAGTCAGTCAGCATATACATGATCTCATCCCATGAGTTGAAGAGTCCAATCTTCAGCATCATAAACCCATGTTGGCTTCTGACATCATCTTCGCTGATCTTGCCTGCTCCCTTAATGTTGGAGTTGATGTAATCCGAGATTGGTTGATAGTCTTGAAGGATAATCGCCTTGCTGATCTTTCCGTCGAACTCCCTCCAGTAAACTTCGTAGAGGTCGATCTTTTGGTTTACGGAGAGTGACCAGTTGAATCCTGCCTCGCTGATCGTGCGGAAGAAATCTTCGCGGGTCTTGCGATTGTTGCTAAATGCGCGATGAAAACGGATAGCATCAATTGCTGCGTCAACATTCCATCCCATTGCTTCTGCCGCTGCACGATTCTCGATCTTCTTGTAGAGTTCGTATGGTGTCAAACGGACACGGCGGACAAACTCTTCAAGGTTGCAAAAGTCGATCCTAATGTCATCTGGAAAGAGAAGGTCGGAGAGGTAAACATGTTCTGGCATCCATCCGAGTGGGCTATCCCACATTCCGATTCCTTTTCCATACAGCAACATTTCCTCAAGGTCTTGCTCTGTGTTGTAGAGGTATCCGGGCCATTCGCGGATTGCTTGGTCAAATGCAATGGAAATGTTCTCTGAGTTAACGAGTCGTTCTTTTTCATTGCCAAATTTACTTTTGATCGTGCAGCAAGCCTGCCGTTCCGTAATTACATCGTAGTAACTGGACTTCTGGTTATCAACGATAAATCCAAGTTGTCCGTAGTTAACGTCAGATTGCCAAGGTAAGCGTTTTTCGGCAAGCTTGCTGTATCCGGTGGGAGGAAACATCTTGTATGCCTTATAGATACGGATACGTTTCGACTCCCTTCCGATATTTGCCAGCCTTAAATTATTAGCTATATTCCAGCAATGCGAAGCGTTGCTGATCCTTGTGGCTGGCGGATTACCATCTTGGTCAAGTGCAGCCAAACTGAAATTATCATTCCCGATGCTTAAAGACATATATTAAATAAGTTGAAGTTCTGCCCACCTGTAAATTGAGCGAGCATGTTTTTGAACATTAAGCGTTGCTGGCATAACTTGTAAGTTTGTAGGTTCATGTTTTCCTCCACGAGCAAGTGGAATTATATGGTCAACGTGAAACTTTATTCCAAGTTTTTTCTCTAATCTTTGAGATTGCTCATAAAAGCAAAGAATTATTAGTTTCTGATTTTGGTTCAGTTCTTTGTTTCCTTTTTTCTTTTCCGCCCTTCTTGCGGCATCATAAGTTCTTTGCTTGCTTGGATTATTTTTTCTCCATTCTTTTAGAATAGAAATAAATTTTTCGTGATTATTCTTGCGCCAATTTTTTGATGAAAGACTTTGCTTGTCTGGATTGCTTGTTCTCCACGCTTTTGTTCTTTCTATATGAGATTCCCTGTGCTTTGAGTAACACTTTGCTTTTATTTCTTTATATTTTTCTGGATTGTTTGTTCTCCACTTGGCGGCTTGCAGCCTAGACTTTTCTTTATTTCCACTTCGCCATTCTTTAGATTTCTCTATCGAGTATTTTTGTTTTTCATCAAAAACCTTTTTACTATACCACTTCATTCCGCCAACGTAGTTTGAATGATAAGCCCAAAACACCATGCCGTCCTCGCGGACATCACCTCGTTTGTGTTTTGTGATGGTTTCCATTTTATCGTTTACGATAATTTGTTCAAAATAGTCCTACGCTTATTGCATGAAGGACATATTTTAGCTTTCTGCTCAAGTTTAGTTTTCAAAACTTTGTCAGTTACCGCTGCAACTGTATGGATGGCT